AAGAGGATTCGCAAAAGGTTGGAATAAATTACATCCTAAAAAATACGGCGGTACAATCTCTATGAATAGTGGAGATGGAATATATTCAATTTAATGAGCATTAAAAAAGTCAAACCAACGGCCAAGTCTGGTTTTAAGCAAGGATACTATAAACCAAAGAATCCTAATAAGTACCAAGGACCTATGCCTATCATCTACAGAAGTAGTTGGGAAAGGAAAGTTTGTCATTGGTGTGACCATAATGTTGATGTTATTAAATGGACTTCTGAACCGTTTTCATTAAAGTATTACAATATCCTAGATAAAAAGTTTCATAAGTATTATCCAGATTTTTATGTTAAAATGAGAAGAAAGGTAGAAGGGGAAGATCCTATATACGAAGATTATATAATTGAGGTTAAACCAAAGGCTCAACTTAAAAAACCTGCACCTCCTAGAAGAAAAACTAAAAAGGCTTTAGAAAATTACAAATGGGCATATGAAACCTATGTTAGAAATTTATGTAAAACTGATGCTTTACAGAAAGCAGCTAAGATGAGAAATTTTAAGGTGATGTTATTAACAGAAGATTCAAAATTATTCAGGTAAGATGGAAGATTTAGAACAAGGTGAAAAGAAAGATTTTCAAGAAAGGTTGGATGAATACCTTAAAGAAAATGGTGGAAGAACTGGGGCTTCCAAAAGGTCTTTTCCCGATATTCAGAATGCTATAAAAAATAATGGAGCAGAAAGATCGGACGGTACTTTAGAAAAAGGAAGAATGTATGCATTTAGATATTACAATGCTCAACACCTCCCTTTTGATACTTGGCCTGTTGTAATAGGTTTAGGTATGAGTGATGATGGTCATCAATTAGGAATTAACTTACATTATATTCCTTATGATACTAGAGTACAGTTTGTTAAAACATTTATCAATTCATACAAAGGATCGATACACGAACAAACAATAGGAGCTAAGGCAAATGATGTTAGAAAACAGGAAGAACTTGATTATGTACAGTATCCACAAATTAAAGGAGCATTTGGTAGAATGTATAATATAACATATGCAATTAGACAGTATGATATGTTTAATATGAAAAACCCAATTGTCCTATCATATGAGAACTGGCACTTAGGTACAGTTAACGATGAAAACTATTTTAACAAGTCAAATATAAATGAAGCACAGAAAAATTACTTTACTTCATTTAAGACATAATATATAATTTAACAAAAGAAAACCTATGGCAGGATTCACAGAGAGACGGAGAGGACCGTTAACAAATACAAACCCGGTTAGAAAATTACTAAAAGATCTTTCTAATTTAGGTATGGCGTATGACGATATGATCCTTCGTAATTCACGAGCAATCGGTTTTACGGAAAATCAAATGGGTTATACAATGAACCCAATGGGTGCGGATAACGAAGACATTTGGTCTGCGTTTGCTGCCTTGTCTTTAACAGATACAAGTCTTAAAAAGAACATATCATTTTTTGATAAAGATTACGAAAAGAAAAGAGACCAACTTCGAATCTTTGCAGTCCAAGATGAAATAGAAGAAATTCTTGATACTTTATGCGATGAGGCTATCGTATTTGATGAATCTAATTATATGGCCTATGCATCTTTTCATGGTCAAATTTCTTCTGCTATTGATGATGAGATAAATGATGTGTACAATAACATTTATCAGTATTTTGGTTTTATGGATGCTTTGGCTCCGTGGAATTATTTTAGGAAATTTATTATTGATGGTTTCTTGGCATTTGAAATAGTATATAATGATAAACAAACTGAAATTATAGGATTCAAAGAATTAGATCCTATATCATTAATGCCGGCAATAGACCCAGAAACCGGAAAGAAAATGTGGATACAGTATTCTGGCCAAGGTGCTAAGGAAAGAAACTTATGGGATTCACAAGTTATTTACCTTTCTTATTCTCAAGTTAATTCACCACAAAGAATTAGTTATGTGGAAAGATTGATTCGTTCCTTTAATCTTTTAAGAATAATGGAAAATACAAGAATCATCTGGGCTGTATCAAATGCTTCTTTCAAAACTAAATTTATTATACCTGTAGGTGGTAAGTCTAAGACAAGAGCAAAACAATCTCTTTCATCATTAATGACTAACTATAGAGAGGTTGTAGATTTCAATTATGATACTGGAGAAATTTCAACTAACGGTAAACCAATGATACCTTTTAATAAGGAATACTGGTTACCTAGTAAAGATGGTGAATCTCCAGAAATTGAAACTATTGGAGGTGATGGTCCTGATTTAGGTGATACTGAATCTCTTAAGTATTTTGCTGACAGATTAAAGATTGCTTCTAAGATTCCATTTTCTAGGTTTGATAGAGAAGGTGCAAGTACATATGATATGGAAGCAAGTGGTGCACTAAGAGATGAAATTAAATTCTCTAAATTTATTGATAGGTTAAGATCTATATTCCAAGAGATCTTAGTTAAGCCTGTTTATTTACAAATGATTCTTAATCATCCAGAATTAAAAGATGATGTATATTTCAAATCTCACTTAGGTTTAGATTTTGTTAAGGATAATGTATTCGAAGAAATGAAAGAAATGGAATTATCTACAAAACGAGTTGATTTCATTGGAAACATGAAAACACAATTGGCTACTATGGATCCTGTAACGATGGCTGAGATACCATACTTTAATTTAGGTTGGTTAATTAAGAGGTACGGTGGATTCACTAGAGAAGATCTTAAGGCTAATAAGAGAGCGATGGAAAGAGAAGATTTAGAAAAAGAAGGATACAAAGAAGAAGACATCGAAAAGATTTTAATGGGAGCAAATAAAAAGGACTTTACACCAGAAAAGCCTAAAGGACAAGATCCTATGGGAGGTGGTGAAGAAGATCCTTTAGCTGGGCTTGGATAATCAAAGGCTGTGATATAAAAACTTGGGATAACTATAATATATAAACAAATAAGTTAAAAAAATGAATGTAAAGAATCTTTTAATACTTGAAAGGTCTACATCCGATCTTACTTCAACTAAAGAAAAAGACGGTTCAGTTGTATTAGAAGGTATTTTCACCGAGATAGGTAAGAAGAATAAAAACAATCGTATCTATGAAGAGGAGGAAGTACTTCCACATATTAACGAATTAAAGGAGAAAGTTGCAACAGGCAAACTTTTAGGTGAACTTGATCACCCTAAAGATTTTGACGTTAGCCTATCTAATGTTTCTCACGTCATCGAGGATTTAGACTATGACTCTGCCAATAAGCAGGTGAGAGGTCGTATTCGTTTATTGAATACATCAAAAGGAAAAGAAGCGCAAGCTTTAATCGAAGACGGAATACCATTGCACATTTCCAGTAGAGCTGCTGGTACGGTAGGACAAGATGGTAAGGTTAAAATAAAAAAGTTCTTTACTTATGATTTAGTAGCAGACCCTGGGTTTGAGAATGCTGAG